AACTTACAGTACAAGCAACAGGTGAAAACTCCGGAACTTGGGGTGCAATCACAAATACAAACTTATTAATTTTAGAACAAGCAATTGGTGGATACGATGCTTTTAACGTAACCAATGCTAGTAGAGCTTTAACTTTTACAAACGGAGCCGTATCAAACGGTAAAAATGAAGTTATTAAATTAACAGGTACCTTAGCAGGAAACCTTAATGTAACTATTCCAGATTCAGTTGAAAAAACATACACAGTAGAAAATACATGTAATCATGCAGGAAACACTTTAACTTTTAAAACTACATCGGGTACAGGTGTTCTTTTATGTGAAGGTCATTCTTACACTTTATGGTCAGATGGAACTAATGTTTATAAATCTTCAGAACTAAGAAAATGGAGAGCAATCTCTAGTGCAGAAACAGTTCAAGCTGGAGCACAAATTTTAGCAAATACAAATGGTGGAGCAGTTACAATAACTCTGCCCGCATCACCTGCTACGGGAGATACGGTAAATTTTGTAGACCAAGGTTATGATTTCAACACTAACGCATTGACTGTTGGTAGAAACTCTTCTAATATAGCTAATGGAGCAGCGGATCTTGTAGTTAATACACAAGGTGCAGCTTTTGGATTAGTATATTCTGGAGACGCTACAACAGGATGGACATACACGGAGAAATAATATGGCAAATTACGAAGCAACTAAATATGATTTTGATGGAGCAAACCTTTCAGGTATAGAAGGTATTCCAACAGCAACTATTGTTCCGTGGTCTTCAGCATCAGTTCCATCTGGATTTTTAGAATGTAATGGTACAGCTGTTTCAAGATCAACTTATGCAACTCTATTTGGAATCGTAGGTACTACTTACGGTGCAGGTGATGGTTCAACTACTTTCAATACACCTGATTTACAAGATAATACACCAGTAGGAAAATCTGGAACTAAAGCTTTAGGTTCAACCGGTGGAGCAAATACAGTAGCAGTAACAGCTACAGGAAACGTTGGTGGTTCAACAGCTAATGCAACTTTATCAATAGCACAACTTGCTTCTCACAGTCACAGTTGGACAGCTGGTGGCCCTGGTGCACCATATACCAATCCAGTTTCTCCGGGACCTGGTTCAAATGGAACTAAGAGTACAAATAATACGGGATCAGGTAGTGGCCACTCTCATAACATGAGTGCAACTTTTTCAGGAAGCGCAGTAAATGCTGCAATTGTACAACCTTATTTAGCATTAATTTATATTATAAAAACTTAGGAGAAAATATGGCAACACAAACAAATTGGACAGTAATATTTGAAGATAAATGCATTATTAAAAATTATGCAGAGGGTGTTAATGAAGGTGTTGGATACAGCATTAATGATGATTCTTTCTGGTCTGATTCTAAATTTTCAAATATTTGGGCTATTCAACACGGTAGTTCAACTACTTCTGATGAAGTAGAATATAGAGATGAAACTCCTCATTCATCATTTGCAGATGCAAACATTGGAGACATTAATCAATTTTCATCTAAATGGGATTCAGCACATTTAATTCAATTACAATCTGATTGGGATAATGACAATGTATTAGATTCAGATGGTAATTCTGCAGAAACTGAAGCTGAAAAAATTACAAGATTAGGTTCAAGACCTACATCTTATTCTTCTTAATCATTAATTTTTATTAAAAAATAATGATGTAGTAAACCTGTAAGATGGTCCTAAAATATTTTGAGCTTTTATAGTGTGTTTTATTTCTCCATCAAATATAATACCTCTGTTGGGTGTATACGGACTAGATTCCATGATATCTTTACCATTATCTTTGTAAAAAACAGTTTCACCTCCCCATTCCGGATTCCATGTTAAATTAGAATAATGTAAAAATACAAGTTGATCAGTATGATTATGTATAAAATTAACATCCATATTTTTAGTTAGATTAATTACACACTTATCGTAATTATTAATTGTTATATTTTTATTTTTTAATTTATCCAAAACAACATCTAATATTTTTATATTTTTAACATCATCAAAAGTATAAGGACTATGTAGACATGGATACATTTTATGCTGAACTTCATCGCTGTCGTCCCATCCTATTCTAAAATTAGAATTCATAATTGTACGAAAAAGTTGATTTTGTATTTTATTTTCAAAAAAATTATCTATTATTTTAATCATTATCTCAACATCATCCAAGAAGTTAAAATATATTTTTCTCCAGATAAAGGAGGGTTTCCTCTATGGACATAAGGAAATGCTGCAGGCCAGATAACTATTCTACCTGTTTTAGGTTTTGTTCTTTTTGAAAAATGAAGAAATTCTGTTTCTCCGCCTTCTTCTACATCATTTAAATAAATAGAAAAAACAATAGCTCTAGCTTCATTATCGAAACCTTTCCCATGTTCTATGTGCCATGCATGGTAGCCTTCTGTTGGTAGAGTCTTTTGAATTTTTAAAGTTGTAAATCTAAAAACATAATTATCATAAGCATCACCCACTCCTGTATTTTCAAGATAATGTTGTAGAGCTATGTCAAAATTAACTATTATTGGTTTTAAATCTTCCCACCAAACATCTATGTTACCACTATTTGCAAAATACTGTTTGTCTTTTTTTTTTAACATAGATGCTTTTTCAAAAACCTTTCTATTAAATGTTTTATGAAATTTATTTTCATTTTCATATAATTTAATAGCTTTATTACATTCTTCTTTAGTAATATAATTATCATACACTCCAATAAAATTATCTATATTAACTATTTTTTCATTCATCTATTTTATCCTTTTTTATAAATATTTGGATTGTTTTTCTAGGTACTATTGGTTTCATTACAGGAGTTACTTTATGATCTAGTGGAGCTTTAACTATAACTATTGAGTTACCTACTAGTGGTATAAAACCATTAGCGTTTTTATCTTTAAATAAAAATTCTCCTCCAAATTTTAAATTCCATCTTCGATTTATATAATAAGTTATACCATATCCATACATACCATCATCATGCCAGTTAATACCACTCCCATCTTTCATAGAATGGATTACAGGTTTAAAATTTTTAACCTTAACTCTATGAAAAGGATTATTTTGTAGTAGTATTTTAATTTTTTGTAGAGGTCTATATTCTATATCTAAAAGTGTATTTTTAACATATTTTTTATAACCAAACTTTAAACCCTTTTGCCAAGTTTTTTTTGTTGAGTGTAACTTTATCAAACTACTTTTAAAAGTATCATAATGTAATTTTTTATAAGTAGGATAATCTAAAAAATCTTGTATGTAATATAATTTTTCTGGTATTGAATATATTAATTTCATGAATGTAAAAAACAGTTAATTGAATATCTAGTACCTTTTGTTACAGGTTCTGTTCCATGTATCCAAATAGGTTCGGCAGGAAATAACATCGCATCACCTGTTTTAAATACCTCTTTAATTTGACCATCAAAAAATCTAAACTCTCCACCTTCATAGTTTTCGTTTAAATTTAATGTACAAGAAGCTCTTATTTTTGCGTCAACATCGGTATGATCCTTAATAGATTGACCTTTTTTATATTTTAATATTCTGATGTTTTGACTAGAGTTAATTAAAAAATCACTAAAGGTGGGACTTATTTTTTTAGATTTAATATATAATACATAGTTAGCTATCATTATAGCTATATATTTCTTAGCTTCATTTAAAGAATATAAAATATCTTCATTTGGGTTTTCTATTCTAGATAAGTTTAAACATTTAAAATTATCTGTTTCACGTTTTTTAGTCTGATATTTATAACTACCTTCTACTCCATTTAATTCAGGATATTTTTCAAATATATTTATTATTTTTTTACACACGTTTTTAGGAACTAAGCCGTTGATCCTATATTTTAAATCTGAAATTTTGTGGTTATAAGACATACTTTTTTATTTTATTTTTTTAAATACATTTTACCTATTTCTGGAAAATATAAATAGTAAAAATTATTTTTTGTAGATATTAATGTATCTACAGCATCCTCAACACTATTTATCAAAGGTTGTCCAGCAAGATTAAAAGACGTGTTCAATAACATTGGAACACTAGTTAGTTTATAAAATTCATTTATTAAATTATAATAATAAAAATTCTGTTCTTTTTTTAAAGTTTGAATTCTACAAGTATTGTCAATATGAGTAATTCCAGGAACACCTTCTTTTTTAACATTAAAAACATACGACATAAAAGGAGTTTCTTTTTTTGACTTTAAATCAAACCATTCATGAGCATGTTCAAATAAAACTGTTCCAGCTGTTGGTCTAAACCATTCTCTGTTTTTTAACATATTTATTTTTTCTTTTCCAAAATTATCTCTTGGATCAAATAAAAAAGATCTATTTCCAAGTGCTCTTTTTCCTGTTTCATTTTTACCTTGATAAATTGCAACAATATTTTTTTTAGCTATTAATTTAGCTATGTCTTTTGCAGACACGTTAATACCATCTTTTAAAGGCAGCATACTGTAATCAGGGGGATCTCCTAAAAATAAAGTTTTTATTTTATTGCATTTATATTTTTCTTGGTTAGCATACCATAAAGCAGCTCCCATAGATAAACCGCTATCATCAGCAAAAGGGTCTACATATAAATTAGGAACAATATCTAATAACTTACTATTTAATACAGTATTTTGAAATACTCCTCCTGAAACACAAATATTTCTTTTTTTATTTTTATTAATATTTTTAATATATTTAAGTACAGTTGTTTCTAATATCGATTGCACCCATTTACAAATTGCTGTTTTGGAAACATTTTGATCTTTTCTTTTATTAGTTAAAGCAAATAAAACATGTTGTGATAATTGAAAATGATTAAATTTTTTAAAAACTGTATCAGTTAAATCTAATGTATTATCGCTATAACACGATAAACCCATAACAGAACCTTCTTCTTTATACCCTAAAAATTTTTTAGTTATTTCAAACAAATCTCCTAAACTTATAGTATTTATGTATATATTTTTTTTATCAACGTATTCTTTATTTTGTACTGATTTAAATACTTGAAATATTTTTTTATATTTATTTTTGTTAAAATAATACAAAGAAATTATTTCTAAGTTACTGTTAGAATCTTCACTACCGCTTCCATCCATAACTAATACATATGATTTTTTTAACCCCGAATTAAAAAAAGAACAACAAGCATGAAAAAAATGATGTTTTTGTTGTTCATAAATAAGTTTTGAACACTTTATATTTAGTTTATCTAATACTGAATTAACTTCGGTTATTGTTTTTTCTTTTTCAAACTTAGAATCAGAACTTATAACATGTGCAAAAATTATTTTGTCAAATTGTTGGTCTTTATATTTTCTAAACAAAATTGACCAATTATGACTTTTTTTCCGTCTATCTATTCTTTCGGCCTCTTGGAAATAAATAATATTACCATTATTAATTTCACATATAGATGCATTATGTGAGTTATGTATAGCTAATATCCTACTCATTTTGTCTCTTTCATTATATTTATAATTAATATATAAAGCATTATATGCTACAAAAATTAAATTTCAAGCCTGGATTTAACAGACAAGCCACTGAATCAGGGGCTGAATCTGAATGGGTCGATGGTGATTTTGTTAGATTTAGGTATGGATTACCTGAAAAAATAGGTGGTTGGTCTCAGTTAACTGCAGCCAATAAAACTCTTCCTGGAGCAGCAAGAAAACAACTTGCTTTTACTTCTTTTGCAGGAGAGAGGTATACCGCTATCGGAACTTCTCAAGGTTTATTTTTATTTTACGGTAATGCTTTTTTTGACATTACTCCATTAGATACAGCAATTACAGGTTGTACTTTAACTACAGTCAATGGATCTGATGTTTTAACAATAGACAAAGGCTCTCATGGATTGTTAGTTGGAAGATATGTGACTTTATCTGCAGTAACGGTCACAGGAGCAAGTGGTTATACAGCAGGTGATTTAGAAAAAGTTTATGAAATTTTAACAGTCCCTACAATTGACAAATTTACAGTTCAAGCAGTGAGCGCTGAAACAGGTGCAGGTATGACTGCAGCAGGAGCGGCTACGGTTAATCCTTATGTTCAAGTTGGACCCACAACTCAAACAACAGGTTATGGTTGGGGAACTTCTTCTTGGGGCACTGAGACTTGGGGAACGGAAAGATCTACAAGTAGTGTAATCTTGGATCCAGGA